ACAGCCTCACCGTGTCACCGAGGTCGAACGACACAGCCGCTCACCTCACTTGCCGTACAGCTTCACGTCGAACGTGAAGGAGGGAGTGGTGCCGCCGATTGTCCACCGCACCCGCATCTGGTCGGTGAACAGGCCCGTGACGTCGACGGCCTGGACGGCGACCGCGGTCTTCTGCGTGAAGGTCGCGATCGTGTTCCACGTGGTGCCGCCGTCGAAGGTGTCCTCGATGACGACGTCCAGCGTCGGCGTGGTGCCCGATGCCGCGCTGACGTTCAGCTGGGCACGGAACTTGGACCAGTCCCCGAAGCCCGCCAGCACAGCGGTATTGCCGGACGCGGTCCGGGCTGCGGACGCGGCGGCGGTGACGTAGGACCCCATCAGGCGCCTGGCTTGCCGCGGCCCGCAGTACGGCGCGGCTTCGACTCGACAGCGGTCTCCTGCGGCGCGGAGGACGTCTCCTCGGCCTGGCCGGGCTCCTGCGGCTCGGCCGGGCGTTCGCCTTCGTCGTCGCCGAGCAGCTTGATCTGCTCCTCGACTTGCGCCGCTCGGTCGTCCAGGCCCCGCGTCTTGTACCCGTCGCGTTCCCGCTCCAGCGAGGCGCGCAGAGCCTGCCGTCGCTCCTGGGCGATCTGCTCCTCGGACTTTTCCTCTTCGGCCTGCATGTGCTGTTCCCTTCACGAAGAGGCCCCGGCCCGGGTGGGCCGGGGCCGGGGTCGGATCAGAAGACCGGGGCGATCAGGCCGGTGCCGGAGATGACCGAGATGGACTTCGGGTACCGCTCCGAGTGCAGGGCCGCGTAGTTGTAGAACCGCAGCAGCACGGACAGCTGGTCGGCCTTCGTCTCGCGGAACGTCTCCGACTTCGGGGTGCCCTCGAACAGGATGATGTCCTGCGAGCGGACCTCCATGATCCGGTCCTCGTTGGTGCCCGCACCGAGGTTCGTCGGGATGTTCGGGTCGACGTACACCGGCAGCCCCTGCAGGGTGCCGACGAAGCCCTCCGAGGTGACCTCGCCCATCGCCGCGAGGACGTTCTGCGGCATGTTCGCCACCGGCACGACCAGAGGCCGGCCGTTGGTGTCGAGCGACACCGTGAACCAGGCCCACCGCCGCGGGTGCATGAAGATCTTGTCCGGCGGCAAGAGGCGACCGGTGTGGATCTGCTGGATGCCGTCACCGGCCTTGGAGTACAGCTCGCCGACCGTGGGCGAGGCGTCGGTGTACGTGATGGCGTTGAGGCCGGTCACGTTCAGCAGGCCGCGCTTGTTGGCCGCGTTGTTGTTGATGACGAACGTGTCCAGCTTGACGGCGTAGTCCGCGGCCAGGTCCGCCAGCAGGATCTGATCCATGTTGATCGGCGACTGGTCCAGCAGCTGCTGCGGCACGACCTGCTGGCCGGCGATCGTCGCGACGGACGCCGACACGCTGTTCGACGTCGCGTCGGTGTTCTGCACGGCGGTGTTCTGCGAGGTCTGCTCCGCCGTCGCGGTGCCGGTGGCCACCCGCGGCAGGCTGATCGTGTCGGTGCCGGGCGGCAGCGGCTGGTGCTGCACCTGGTCCGCGACGACGCGTCCCGCGCGGGCCAGCGCGACGTAGTCCTCGATCATCCACAGCGGCGGCACGAACTCGCCCGCGCTGCCGTCGGTGGTGGTGAGGGCGCGCTTCTCCAGCCCGTCCGCGACCTCCTGGTCGTTGCGCTGCAGGCGCTCCAGCGCGTTCCGGTCACCCATGTGCTGCGAGCGGAACAGGTCCCGGAAGTACGAGGTTCGTCCGCCCCTGCGGTACGTCTCCGGCTCGGAGACCACCTTCACGCCGGTCGGCTGCGGGCCCTCCGGCGTGAACTTGGCGCGGAGCTCGGCTGCCTTCTTGCCGCGCTCCTCCTCGTCCTCCAGGTCCGTGATGCGCTGCTGGACGGTCTCGATGTCGCCGTCGGTCTTCTTGATGGCGTCACGCTTCTCGGCGAACGCCGTCGCCTCCTCGTCGTTGAGGCTGCGGTTCTCCGCGGTCGGCGCCTTCATGACCTCGTCGAGTTCGGTCTTCAGCGCGGCCCGCTGCTCCAGCAGATCCTGCATCTGCTTGCGCAGGAATGCGAGCATGGCTCACTCCTTCTCATCGGTGATGGTGATGGGTCGCGCCCGCGAACCGTCCGGGTGGTGGCCCAGGTGGTGGCGCCGTCGGGCATGCCGACGAGCGCTCCGGCGTGGACTCCGGCGCGTCAGGTGAAGCAGGCGAGTTGCGGCTACAGGGCGAGAGCCTCGGCCTGCGCCAGGTACAGCGAGAGGGGATGCCCGGCCGGTGCCGGGGCGGGCGGTTCCACGACCGGCGCGGGGAAGCGGCGCTGCAGGCGCTCCAGGAGCGCCCGTGCGTCGTCCTCGCCGAGCTGGTCGAAGTCTGCGGCCCGCATCGCCGGAGCGACGCTCGTGGCCGGGTTGGCACCGAAGTTCACGACCGACACGTCGCCGCGGTGCAGGTCCACCTCGAGGATGTCCCGCTGGTCGAAATCGGGGGACCACATCTGCCGGGTCACCCGGAACGCGAACGACATCTCGTCGACCGCGCCGTCCTCGATGGCCGTCACCATGTCCCGCACGTCCGAGCGGGTCGTGTTGACGTCGGCGCCCATGAACAGGCCCTGCGTGTCCTCCGACAGCCGCAGGGTGGACGCCTTGGTGTACGCCATCGACAGGCCGCCGTGGTTCAGCAGCAGCTGCACTTGAGGCGTCTCCGACAGCGTCTTCGCGAACGACCCGGCCCGGACAACCTCCGTGTACGGGCCCAGCCAGTCCCACATCTCGTAGGGCGCCTCGGTCACGGAGGCGTAGCCCTCGATCGTCGAGACGTTGGAGGCGCCCTTCTTCGCGCGCACCTCCAGGGCCACGGGGAACGCGCGCCGCACGATCCCTGTGACGGAGGCGCGCTCACTCTTGTCGCTCATCCATGACCTCCACTCGGGTCGTTTTCGGCGGGAGCGTCCTTCGACGGCACGCTGCCCCAGGGCACGGGACCCTCGTCTTCCAGCTCCCGCACCTCATTGATCACCTTGAACTGATTGCGCAGGGCGATCGCATGCGCCCGGTACCGGGTGAGGAGGTCTGTGCGCACCAGCGCTCCCCGGTTGAACTTCACGATCTCGCCGGGCGGCAGGAGACCGGACAGCACCCGCTCAACGCGGACCAGCCACGGGTCCACCGCATACGTCAGCAGGTCGAGGCTGCGCTGTTCGACGTTGGAGTAGGTCAGGCTCCCGCCCGTCTCGTAGCCGAAAATCTCAGCGAACCCGGGACCGAAGATCCGGCAGCACTCCGCCGATGTGAAGCCGTTCGTCTCCAGGAACTGGCTCTCGTTCGGCGCGATCTGGATCGACGTGTACTTCCACCCCGAGCCGAGCACCAGCGGCTCCCGCCGGCCGAACACCGCCGCCATGAACCGCTGTTTCGCCGTCGCCGCCTGCTTCTGGTCCAGGTTCTGCTCGCTCGTCAGCAACGCCGATGGATGCCCGCCGTCCTGGAACCACTGCGCGCCGAACCGCAGCGCGCTGATACCGGTGCCGATCGTCAGCGCCTGCAACTCGATCGGCGACAAGCCCAGCACGCGGCCCGGCACCGGGTGCACCCGCCGGTGCCACATGTCGTCGGCGGGAACCTCCTGCCCGTTCACCCGCCACAGCAGCTCGCCATCCCGACCGGAAGACAAACCGACCAGGTCCGGATGCTGAAGCACGATCTGCGTCTCGGTACCCCGCAGCCGATCCCGCTCCGCGGTGATCCCGTACACGTTGCCGCGCAGCATCGCCGAGTACACGTACTGCGACGTCCAGTCGGCCAGCCCGTGCCCGTCGCCGGCCGGGTCCTCCAGCCACGACGGCAGCGGTGCCGCCTCTCGCGGCCGCGGGAAGTACTGAAGCGGCATCGTCTCGGCGATCGTCGCGACCAGATTCACGCAGGCCCACACCGCGATCTTCTGCAAGCTCGCCTCAGTGCGCGACAGGTCCACCCGCGCGTAGCCGCCGCTCTGCGCCGAGTTCGGCGGGATCGGCGGCTCGACGAATGGCGACGGCAGCCCGCGGCGCTCGCGCCCACCCAGGAGGTAACTCACTGCTGCCTCCGCCCCTCGACCACCCGATCAGCCACTTGGTCGGCCAGGATCAGCACCCCGGCCGCCAGAAACCCCGCCGGCCGCCACGCCAGCCACGCCCCGTAGGAGACAAGGCACAGGCCGGTGAGGCTAGGGAGCGCCCGTCCGAGCACTCCCACAGCCCACCCCACCGCACCCGCCAGACCGGCCCAACGCGCCTGCCAGCGGCCCATACCGGACCCCCTCACCAGATGTTGTCGAGAGGGTCCGAGGCTTCTTCCTCGACCTCTGCTCCGAGCCCCCACTTGGCGAGCGTCACCGCCACCAGAGGGCTGATGTCCACGGACACGATCCGTCGCGCCCACGCCCACGCGTCCCCGAGCGGACGCTTCTGCGCGCCCGCCAGCGCCGAGGCGAGCGGCGCCTGGTCCAGGTGGGACAGGGACTGCTCGGTCACCGCGTCGAAGAACTGCCCGCACGAGACCGCGACCTCACGGGTCTTCGGCTGCACCACGGTGATGCCGAGCCGTTCCTCCAAGGCGGGGATGAGGGAGCCGGCCGGGCCGCCGGCATCGACGACCCAGCAGCGCGGCCTCCACTTCTCGTGCAGGTCGGCCGCCCGGTCGAGGATCCAGCCGGTACCAGGCCGGTGATCGACGACCTCGACGTGCGTCCCGCCCCGCCACTCGCCCGCCACCCCGATCGCCGCGTGCGAACGCTCCGGGGTCATGTCGATGGCGAACGCCACCGGGTCTGACGGCGAACTCTCGGCGGCCGCCAGGGCCCGCCACGCGTCCTCCCCGATGACCTGCCACGTCTCCGCGACGTCGGACGGGTAGTCGCCCACACCGAGCCGCTCACGCGCATACAGCGCGTCGCCCATCGTCAGCCTCCGGTGCATGCTCTTCTCGACCCGCAGCCGGTAGCCCACCGCCGGGTTCGACTTCAGCAACGACCCCACTGAGTCGATGTCGTCGTGCTCCGTACAGCCGCGCGGGCATTCGTCGACGTGCGGATCGACCGACCACTCCATGTACGCCAGCACCGGGTCCGGCTGACCCGTCTCCAGGGCCGCCAGAGCGCGCCTGCGCAGCCTGCCCATCTGCTGTGACAAGGACCCGATGCCGGCGCTGCCCAGGTACCACAGCTGGCTGTTGTCGACGGCGTCCGTCGTCGGCGCCAGCGCGCCCATCGCGTCGTCGCCGAGGATCATGCACTCGTCGAAAATGACGCAGCTCGCAGTAAACCCACGGCCCGAACCACGCGAGCGGGCGACGTACCGCAGCTCTCGCCCGTCGTGCAGCTCGATGCCCTCGCGCCCCACCGTCTTGTGGTACGCCTTCACACGTTTATGCATGTCAGGGCACGCTTTGATGAGACGCTCGATGCGCTTCATCGTGTTCATCGTGGTTTTGAACTCGTGCGCGCTGACCAGGATCCCCTGCTCGCCACCGATGAACAGGCCCCACAGCACGCGGGCCTCGATCACCGCCCCCTTGCCGTTCTGCCGTGGGATGTTGACGCACACCTCGGCCGCCGACCAGTCCCCGTCCGGCTTCTCTCCCATGGCGACCTGCAGAACGTGCTGCTGCCACGGGTCCAGTTGCAGGCCTGCCTTGGCAGCGAGGTCGATCGCTTCCTGGCCCGCCGTCGACACGCTCGGAGGGGCCGTCTCGATCGGCGGCGTCTGCCAGCCGTACGTCGGGCCCTCAGCCGCCGGAGGCCCGCTCTCGGGCTGCTGCCCTGCGCTTCTCTCGCTGCTGAGCAACGTCATCGACCGCGTCCCCCTTCGACTCGACGGGCGCGAGTGCGCGCAGTTCGCGCATCACGGCGCGCAGCTCACGGGCCGCAACCGCCTTGGCACCGGGGTTCTTCGCCGAGGCATCGACCGCCCGGGCAAGGCTGAGGGCGAGAGCGGTCATGCCAGGAGCTTGATCCTCGACGTTTAGCGCGGTGATCTCTTCCTTGATCGCTGTCGCGACGACACCCAAGATCAACACCGCCCGTCACGCTGAGTGATGTCACGCTGGGTGACGGCTGCTAAATCGCTGAAGCGCGCTCCGGCGAAAAATCCGGCCGCGCAAAAAATCGGGCGACAAGGGCGTTTGGGTCGCCCGGTCCTCCCCTCAAAAACTGGGCCAGGACACCGGACTGATCATGCTCACCAGGACCTCGACGCCTGTGGCATCGCACCCGGTGACGCCTTCGGTCGGCTGTTGTACCAGCGCGTCGCCACCCTCTTCATGTCCGGGTCGCGCATGGCGCTGATGCGCTCCATGACGATGTCCCGGCCTGGGTCCACGGTGATGATGCGAGCCTCCAGGCGCTTGTACTTCGCGAGGGCTTTGGGGCTCGGCCTGGTGTGGATCAGGTAGACGTCGGCCTTGTCGCACAGCGTGAACGCCTCGTCTATGGCTGCGTATCGGGCGCGGTGGGCGACCCGGAGGATCGTGGGGTCTTGGTTCCACTGCGGGGCGCCGGGGCCGGAGAGGGCGCGGGTGATGCGGTCGAGGTCGATGACGATGTCGGTGGGCTTGGCGCGTGCGTCGATCCAGCTGGACTTCCCGGAGGCCGGCGGGCCGGTCACGACGTACAGCACGGGCCGTCACCTCCGGAGCCGGGCCAGCACTTCCTCTGCTGCCTTGCGCCGATGCGCGGCAACGCCTGTATCGCAGCAGGCTTCTCGGCGGATGAGGCCGGGCGGTGGCGCTGTTCTGTCACCGTGGTAGCGGCACTGCTTCGGCAGCTTGCTGAGCGCGGCCTCGATGGTGCGCAGGTCTTGCTGGTCCACGGTCACCTCCGGGTGCTGCACCACGCGTGCCCGCAGTCGATGATGGTGGGGTCGTTGTACGCGTCGA